AATTCCAGTGAATATAACCAGTGCCATTTGTTCTTATTTCTAGGTTTTGATTTGAACCTGTTTGGTTAATCAATGTGCCACTAAATTCTAAATCACCGTTATGTAAATCTGGTGCTTCTAATGTTCCACGAGCGTTAATTGAACCACCACCAACAGATGGGCCGAGATTAACTGTCGTGTCGTTTAATGTTGTTGTGTTGCTCCTAGAAGCCATATTAATAGCACCTGCTGTGCCAGTGGCACCACCTGCAAAAATATCAATCGTCTGACCAGTATCGGTTGTAAAATTAATAGTATCCGCATCATCAGAACCAAGAACAGGGTGGTCGTCAATATATAATGTGCCTGGTCCTAGATACAATGAATGCCATCTTTTTGAAGATGAACCAAGATACTGTGCGTTATCTGTTGCAGGAATAATATTACCACCTACTGTTGTTAATGCTGTATCTACTCTTGCATCAGTATAATATAAGTTTGTTGTGCCTTCGCTTAAATCATCTGTGTCGTTATTGCTGATATTATCTTCTGTGGCAGCGATTGTAAGGTTACCAGCATCGTCATCTGTTATAGTAACGTTTGCACCTGCTGTAACTGAATTTAGAGTATGAATTCCACCTGCTGAAGTGTTAATTAATGAAATACCACTACCTGAGGTTGTTATTGTTGTGTCAGAGGCCGCACTGGCTACCTGAACTGTATAAACTGTGTCGTCTACGTATACTTTAGTCATTATCGTGTTACCTCCGCTGTTGTGTCTGCTATTCCCTCAAGAATACGGGTAACAGTTCCGTCTTGTTTGACCCACTCAACATCATAAACTAATCTACCACTAGATATAGTGGCTGAATCTGTTGCTGACAATGACCACGCAACAACACCATTTGTGCCGTCTGTGATTGTGAATGTGAATGTTGCTTGAATATCTGTTGATGAATGATGTTTTCTTACTTGACCACGAAAAGTATCATTCGTAATATTAATGACAACATCATTATCATCTTTTAATGTAATTGATTTAGAAAAAGTTGACCCTTGGTCAATCGTTATATCGTGAGATGCCATATGTTTTCTCCAGAGAATTTATTAAAGCCGTCGCTTGTATATGTATTTATCTATCTGGAGATGGTAGTAAACATATGAGAAAAAAACACTCAAAAACTTGACAAATCCTAGAATCAGTGTATACTGTAAGTATAGAAAGTAAGAAATTAAGTACTTTCTTAGTAAGAAGTGAAGTATCAACACTAATTTTGATACATTATAAAAAAGGAAAATACAATGAAGACAGAAAAAGAATTAAGAGAGATTGGCAAGAAAGTGTTATTTGACTATGATATAAAATATGGTTATGTAACAGTCATATCAACTAAAGGTTGGGACGATTTATACTACCTAACACCACTTAATGATGATGTATTAGAAGACGCATTTAATTTAGAAAACTTATTAGATTATTACACTGATTTAGTGCGTGAGTGGGAAGCCGCTGATGGCATTGATGAAGCACTTGAGTTAATGAAGAAAGATGTAGGTTATCATAGTGATGGGTTTGAAGGTTTATTTAAGTCATATAAACCTATGACAGAAGTAGATATTACAGAGATGAAAGCAAAGTATGACGAGTTAGCAAAGTCATTAGTTAATTAATCATTAATCATCGTAACATTTAACAAAAGAGAGCAGAAATGCTCTCTTTTTTTATGTCAAAAACTTGACAGAATAGGAATATGTGGTATAATACTAGTATAAAGAATAAAAAAGTGACGTATCAACACTAATTTTGATACATTAGAGAGGCTCAAAAATGATAAACAAGATATACATCCCTACAGTAAATCGTGTAAATCAACAAATTACATATAATAACTTACCAAAATCACTACAAAAAAGAGTAGTTATGGTTGTTCAGTCTTGGGAACGAGACCAGTACGACTATGATTGTGAGTACTTAGTTCTTCCTGAAGAATTCAACTTAAGTGATTATCACTGTCTTGCTAAGACAAGAAAGTTCATTTATGAAACTGCTGGTACTGACAAGTACTGTATCTTAGATGATGATATTAAGTTTATTATGCGAAACAAAAAGTACTGGTCAGACGAAGGTGACCAGTGGAGAATTAATCCTAAGACTGGTGAGTCAGTAACTAAAGAAGCGTGTAAAGATGAAGATATCTTAGATATGTTTAACTTGTATGACAAATGGTTAGACGAAGTTTCTTTTTGTGGCGGCGTTATGGCGGGTTCACCTCCACCTAATGTTGCGTTTAAAGAAGACAGACCAATCTTTAGTCAGTTGTTTGTTAACGGTGCTGACTTACATCATAGACTTGATGAGTTTGATTTAACATCAGTTCGTTATGACGAAGATTGTTACTTTCTGTTACAGTTGCTTTCTAAAGGTTTCAAAATCAGAGAAAGTTCGAGGTATAACGTGTTCAACTTAAGTTGTAACGGTAAAGTAAAAGACACTCTGTGGGCTAACACGACTAAAGAAGAAGTTAGAAGATGTTACAGCATCATTGAGAAGAAGTTCCCTGCGTTCTATCAGTTGAAAGACAAACACGGTAAGATAATCACTACGAATGCGTTTCGTGGTTTTGTCGGTAAGAGTGTTCAGTGGAAAAAGGCTTACAAGTCAAGTCAAGTTGCTTAACAACTAAACAAACAAGCAAAGAAAAACCCCTCGATTAAGAGGGGTTTTTTGTTTACTAACTCTAGTAAACTATTGCACTCGCAATTCTTTTATTGAAATATCAAATAACAAACCCAAGAGATATCAATTGCTATAATATTTAGATAGACTAATGATATCAAATTGTTTCTGAGTTTCATATATCTTTCATTCATTTCTACTTGGCTAGGCATATTCTTCATTTTACTTCTCCTGTTCAACCCATTTATATAATCTTCTTTTACATATTGACCACATATGACCTTCTCTGCAATTGTATTTCTTTGCTAAGTCTCTTACGCATCCGTGATAGACATTAGAATCGTAGTCATTACGAATTGCTCTAATTTCATCTGGCGTAAAGCGACAATTATCACCAGTTTGTTTTGCTTGACGCATTACATCTGTCATATTTTTTAGAACAATATGCTCTGGATTAACACATTTGATATTGCCACACGACCTAGTTAACTTTGCTTTATCACTTTTACCAGGAACAGTATTGCCTAGAAGTTCCCATATAGCAGAATGAGTCGTTCTCATAGATTGTGTTTGTGCCCATCTGACCATTGGATACCCTTGACGATGCCAAGGGCCGTTCCAAATGTGACAATCGCCTTCTTCTGTTGTGCGTTCTTTTATTCTTTCGAGCGTCAGAAATTTAATTTTTGGACCTGATTTATTTTTCATACAGTACTCCTATAAAGAAAACAAATCACTATCAGTAATCGCACCAGTTGCCTCTTTTGCTGGTTTCATATACTTTTTGTTTAGTGGTTTGTCTACTAATTCTAACAGTCTCGGAGTACTGTCTGCGTTCCATAAACCATCATCTTTGAGTAGTTTAACGTTATTGACTTTTAGATAGAAACCTCTCCAATCAGTTTCAATGATTTCTTTCCATTTGTCATAATTGTCATTTGATGGGTCAATGTATGTGTGTCCACGTCTTTTGACATTATCAGCATCTTTATAACTTCCTGAGATATGATAGTAATGATTGTCGTTTACTTTTGATTTCTCATAAGCAACTCTTTCAATAAGTACTTCCATATCATTTCCTCTTATTATCTCTAGCAATGAGTTCATTGATTCTATCAATCTCATATTCTGCTGTAAGAATTTTAGCACTATCTTTCATTTCTTTTGCTTGTGCTAATCTATCTGTATGAATCTTCAATAACGGAGCAAATTGACCAGTATACTTCTTAGTCTTTTTCTCTGTCTTTTTAGGTTCATCTTCTGTTGTTATTTCTTTTATTTCTTTCCATTTCGCCATTATTTTCTCCTAATTTTAATGATAACAATTTATTACCATATCTCTTACTATAACATAATTGACTCTGAAAGTCAACTAAAGTATTTATCTATTTCTATTAGACGTAATTATGCTTAAATTATACGATAATATTAAAACACTCATATCTGATGCCAAAGGCATCTAAAACGATTTGTTTTAATTCACTCGCTTTGCTCGTTCAATAAAGCCAAATCATTTTATTGTTTCCACAAACAAATAATTAAACCACAAGTAAATGATAATTCATTTAATAATTATAATCCACTTGAAGATGAGCCCATAGTCACGCCTACTACGGCGCAACTAAAAGATTACTTGAAGCAATCGTCCATTACTTAATCAACTCAACTCTTACGAGAAAGGCAGGTTTTGCTGTCTCCTTTTACAAGCGTGTCTGTTTAACGCAAAGCATCACTACCGATTAAGCAGTACTTGTGACACTTTTGTTGAATACTCTTTCGAGCGTGTTTTTCAACTCACTTAGTTAATATTAGTTTAATATTAGCCTATTCACGTATTTCTACGCTACAACCATTAAGACAAGTGAAAAGCAGTACCACATAGGGGGTTCTTTTAAGGCATCCTGCGATTAACAGGGTAGACACTTGAATTTAGATAATAAGCAATCCAGATTACCCTACGACATCACTAGGGATTCATCAACACTATTATAATCGGCGTGTCAACCTTAATCTTATTTGTAGGGTTCTGTGGGGGGAATTGTATTAGATTTGTATTAGTGTTTTTGTTTTCTACTAGGTCGTCTTCTTTTGCCATTTACAAGTGGTCTACTATCACGTTTCTTAGGTTTAACTTTAAGAAGTTCGTCTGCCATTTGCTTTAGTTGATTTGTTGTATATTTTGTATTCATCTTTATATACTAACATACTCTAAAAGAGATGTCAAGCATTTTATAGTTTTATTTAGCATATTAATGAAAAAACCCCTCAATTAAGAGGGGTTTTGAGTGTTTATTCGAGTAATGGCAGTAACTAAAATAAACAATGTCAAGGATTACACTAAAATCCTAGGAGATAACAAAAGTAATACAAGGCTTTTGTTATAATAGTATTTATACTTTTGCGAAAGCGACTGCTTTCATTTTCTTTGCAATTGACTCTGTGTCTTCTGCAACTTCTGAATCATAGATTTGAATTTCCCAACAATCTTTACGAATCATAATATCACAGTCACAATCTATTTTATCTAAACTAGGATTATTTGTTAAAATTAATCCTTTAGTTCTAGCAGGCATACTCAGTCTACGTGTTGCTCTCGCATCTTTTATTCTCATAAACTTTTTAATATCGAGTACTTTATACAATTGATTTTCCAGCATTTGATTTATTCTGTATTCATTATTATAACTCATTTTGTTGCCCAAGTCAATACTTTAAGTTTTTGAATAATCATATTTAATATTTGGTCCATATTGTGTTGGATGTTTTCCAACATTCAATACTGCACCCCAAGGAGTCCATACCTTGAAACCGAACTCTCTTGTTTGGTTAGTGAACGGACTTCTTGGATACCATTCACCACTGCTTGAAACCTGCCCTATTATATTGCCGTTTTGTGACCAATCATAATATTCTTCTCGTGTTATAGGAGAAAATGTTATTATTGAACCGTCTAATGTGAGAGTGCCAGTTTGCGTAAGCCTATCATCAATTATGTAATCTCGGTATGATAAATTTGGTTTTGGTAAATAGTCTCCTCTAAACCAACTGCCACCCGGTCTTGCATTATGTTTTTGCCAGCCCATTGTATTACCATCACCAACGTAATTAACGTAGTTCGAGGTTGTCGACCACTCACTATAATGGTTATCAAATACTCTATATTCGAGGTCGCCAAGTATGTCTTTATCCCAATAATTGCTTATTGGTAATTGTCCCCAATTAGTAAGGGGTGTATTTTGTCTAGCAATAAGAACACTAAAGTTGTAAACTCTCGTTGCCTTTCTAATTGATATTGTATCATTGATTGATAAATTATCTATTCGATTAGTGGTACGTGGTGAATACCAATTACTTCCATAACCAGACGTTTCAGAATACCAAAGTTGTAGCCCAACTTGATGTTTATATGTAAGTTGTCCATTTGCTATCTGTGATTCTGTTCCAGTATAAGTTTTTTTGTGAATCGTAAAGTTAACGGTATGTGTCGTATCGTGGCTTGAAATATTTGCATTTGCTTCATTGATACCTGTAACATAAATTCCAGAATCTAACATTGAGTGAATATCTTCTCTAGTTCCGTAACCAGTGTCAGTTATATTAAGAGATGCACCTAACAATGTCATTAGTGTTCCACCCGAGAATACAATTTTATATTGAGAAGTAGTATCAACGTCTACGATTGTAATTGGTCTTTCATATGTTAAACCTTTGTTTACCGTTAATTGTTTAGGAGTCAATGTTACATCAGCAAGACCCGAAAAAATATCCGCATCTGAGGCACTAACATCTATTCCTGAAATAAATTCATCTGCAACATAATACTGTAAGTTTTGGTTTGCTGTTCCATATACAAACTCGGCGGAATCTGTTCCAGTTGCTGTTCCTATGTTAACATCTGTTGCTTGAACTATATCTGCTGAGCCTGTTATGTGTCTTGTTTGTGAGTAAAGAATATCAAAATCTATATTAGTATCTGCTAAAGGAGTCACTTGTAAAACATCAATAGCCGCATTCACAACTTCTTTTGTTCCTGTAATTATTATCTTATCACTGTTATTACTTGTGAATTTAGCATCACTACTAGGTGTGCATTCTAATTCTACCGTATATGTCACGCCTGTAATAGTAGGATTTACTGTTTCTGTTATTCCTATAGTCTTACCACTAAACAGTGATGTAACTGTGTTTTCTTCAAATGTCATTGCTGGTGTAACTGAAGTTACATACGGAGTTACTGCTGTTCCAGTAACTGTTCCGATGTTAACTGTTCCGTCTGCTTGAACTAAATCAGCATCACCACTACGATAACGTGTTTGTTTATAAAGTATTGATGGATTATTTGAACTATCTAATGTTGGTGTAAACACTAATGCTTTTAATTCTGCGTTAACATCTTCGGCGTTTCCAACTGCTGTTACGTAAGTTGAACTACCTGTTGTTCCCCATTGACCATCTGCGTTAGGACTAATCTCTACTTCGACTTGATATGTTACCGCGTTACCTGGATAAAGTGGGTCAGCCGTTGCTGTTTCTGTGATACCTACATCTTTGCCTGCGAATATTGTTGTTGGCGTGTCTTCATTGTATGCCATATTCGAAACTGTTGCAAAGTAAGGGTCAATAGGAGTTCCTAAGTTAAAGTTTGTAGAACCTGATGCATAATGATTGTATATAGTAGAATCTTTAAGTCTTGTTATTTTATATTCAAACCAGAAACTAGTGGCTGTTGGTAAGTGGTCGGTTGGAGTTGTCATATCCAAAAATGGAATCATTTTCATATTAGCCATAGCAGTGTTTACTTCTGCTTTTGTTCCTGTGATGTTTAACTTTGAAGCATCTGTTCCTATTCCAGTTACAGTTGCACCACCGTTGTTTGTGCAGTTCCAAACCGCTTCATTCATTGGTTGTGATGCTGATGCTGTTCCTGTGCCTGAACCTACTCCTGTTGCCGTAAATGTAACACCAACGGTGTTTGCTGATGCACCGATGGCTGTAAAGTCTGTGTTGCCCACTGTTACAATAGTATGTGTGCCTCCAGTAACAAATGAACCTGCTGTTAAAACTTTATAATGTTTTGCTCTTGCTTCTATTTGAAAGTTTGTGTCAAACCAGTCTGCGTGGTCTACGTTCTCTGTTGCTTTGTCTGTTATTACAACACCAGAATTAAAAGATAAACTTTCAATCTGGTCTTCATTCCAAGCGATACTAGATGGAACTGTGATTGCATAATTTGATGTTGCTGTGTTAGTAGCAAAAGTAGTTGATGCTGAATCACCCACATATACAATAGGAAAAGTGTCGTGTAATCTAGTAATTTTATACCATACAACTGGACCAGCACCAAAGTAATCTATGTCTGGAATAAACTTCATAGTCTGTAATGCGGCATTTATGTCTGCTTTTGAACCAGTCATTACTAAGTCATTTGCGCCTCTACCAGTTCCTGTGATTACCAATGAACCAGGAGTTGCTGTGCTTAGTGTTCCGTGGTCGTAAAAATTAGTAGTAGCACTACTAATCGAGTCGGTCATCCAAGTTTCTAGTTTATATTCTGTTTGATAAAACGCAGAAAGTGGTGACACATATTTTGGATTCTCTGTAACTTTATCCAGAATTTGCACTCCACTATCAAATTGCTTTGTTACGTTTTCTTCCCAAGTTACAGTTTGTCTTGTTATTTGGAATTCTGCTGTATTAGATGCTGATAAAAACTTTGAAACTACCTCGTGAGGATATGAATATTGACTGCCATTAGGTTGTATTGGACCTAATGGAGTCAAATAAGTATTATCAACTACTCGTTTAATATAATACCAAATCCAAGGACCATCACCTTCAAAATTAGGATTAGGTGTGAATTCTAAATTTTGCAATGCTGTGTTTACTTCATCTTTTGGTCCAGAAATAGTAAACGCATTACCACCAAATTCACCGTTACCGCCTTGTCCGTTTGTTGCTGAAATTGTTAAATTTGTTCCTTGTGATGCAGTTGCAACTCCTAACGTGCCGTCTGTGTAATCGCCACCACTATAACTTGGTTCATACATTTCACAAGCAACTATATAATGTGTGCCAAAATATGCACCATCTTCTACTTCATCTGCTGTGTCTGTTATCTGTAATCCTGAATTAAATGCTTGTGTTACATCTTCGTCCCATACTTGGTCTATCAATTGTGTTATTGAATATTCACCAACTGGTGTTCCTGTCATTGTAAATGAACCAGTTGTTGTTGGAGGTGAACCTCCTCCACTCGTTCTTACTGCTGAAAATGAAATTGTATGATTTGCGTTAAAGTCTGGTGCTGGAATATACTGAAGTGTTAATAGGTCTGCGTTAACATTATTTCTTGTTCCTGCTAATGTAAACACACCATTACCAACACTAGTTAATGTCGCCGCTGTTCCTGATTTTTTTAAACTACCAGTTGTGACACCTAATGTAAATGTGATTGTAAAGTTATTATTAGCATTATGAACAATTTGTGGAACTGTTCCAGTGCTAAAAGAATATGCGTTATCTTCTACGTATGTGTGAGCCGTAGAAGTGTTTCCCATTTCTTCTACGCCTGTTCCCGATACTGCTACTGTTTGTAATGTGCTTGTGTATGATGAACTAATTGCTGAACCAGTATAAGTTAACTGAACAGTCATATCGAAATCAGAATCATAATCTGTTTCTGGTGTAAATGTTATATTACGAAGTGCTGTTAATAATGTTGCTTCAGACGAATGTGACACTTCATATACGCCTGTTCCTGCTGTATATGATTGTGTTATACCTGCTGTGCTTGATGTGATATTAGATGCGGCTGCGGTTGGAACTGTAATAGTTGCCGCAAAACCGTCAACATCTGCTGGAACACTTGTTGTTGTTAATGCACCAAAGTCCCAAGTAGCGGCTGTGTCTTCTATGTATGATTGTCCTGGAACTGTAGTAAGTCCAATAACATTATCAGCATACCAAATACTTTTAGTTAAAGTTGAACCAACAACACCATTTGAAAGTGTAAAGAACATATCAAATGTTGACTTATTAGCCTGTCTGTAATATGACACAGTGTCAAGGTATGCTTGAACTTCTGCTTTTGTTCCAGTAAAGTTAATTCTGTTAGTATTATTATCTGTTGAACCTGGTTTCTTGTCACCAATAAATGAATTATCAGCAGAAGTAAATCCTCCTGTAGCAGTTCCTGTGTATGTAGTCGTTGTGTTGTAGTTTCTAAATTCACAAGTAATAGTTAGTGGGTCTGTATCAGTTTTTTGGTCAATTGTGCCTAAGTCAAGTAATCCGCCTGCTACCGCACTATGGGCGGCACTAGATGCATCTTCATCTGCTGGAACAACTGACCAATAAGGTCTTTGTTTGCCAAATGTCGGTTGAGTTGCATCAAATGTTATTTCATAAGTTCCGTCTAAACTGCCATCACTAAGGTCATAAACTTTTAATTCAAAAACTGTATCAGGAATAGGAACGGTATCTGCTGGATTTTCATTCGTATAATTACCAGTAGTTTGATTTGTTTTTGTTGCTGTTGTTGTCCAACTTCTAACTGCTGGATAATCTGCTGGAAATAAATCTAAGGAATCTAAAACAGCGTCAACATCTGCAAGTGGACCCGAACAAGTCCATTCGAATTTTGCTTTATTATATGAAGCAACTGCTGAACCAGAACCTGTAGTTGAAATGTGTCCTGTTGCGTCCCACTGATTTACTGTTCCAACTGGTAAATTTTTTGGTGCTATTACAACTTTAACATTTGTAAGTCCACTATGTGTTCCTGATAAGTCACCCGAAGCAAATCCCCAACTTGTTTTGTTAAATGGTGTATATGTAACTGTTTTATTTGCTAATGCCATAATTTATTCCTATATTGTGTTTGCCCATACTCTAGTATATTTATCGGGGTCAAATTTCTGTGCTGTGACGGCATATATTCCATCCTCGCTTTCTTCAATAGCGATAACTCGATAATTACCAGAGTCGAGTGTTGAACTGCCTGTGTAGATATTCCATACTGCGTCTTTCTGAAATGTTCCACTCATTGATACTGTAGTACCAGATGCTGTTCCGTATTGAATAACACCACTCGTGTCCATCACTGCAATGTTGCCAGAAGCACTTCTATCTAATGTGAGTGTTGAACCATTTACTGCTATTACACGACCACCTGTGTTGTTTGCACCATCTGGTCTAAGTCCATCACTTAAGCAAATTAAATCTCCCGGAAGCGTGTCGAAGTGGTCCCACCCAGCAATGTAAGTTACTGTTTCTGAATTTGATGCTTCTGTGTGATATACCCAAGCGGCGTGCCATACTGCTTGTTGTTTAACTGAACAGCCCCATAAATCAATCGTTGTTTCTCTCTCACCGAATGTTGCGATACTGGCACTGTTTCTATACTGAATTTCTTCTAATCTATTATAATTATCTTTGTTTGCGTATTTGACGTTAATAACATTATATAAGTTATCAATAGAACCACTTTGATACATCAAGTTACCAGCATTTGTTTGATTAACAATTTTCTTAACTGTTGGTGTATAAGCAGGGAAATCTGAGCCAGCAGAATACGGATATGACATACCATCATAAATCAATCTAGGATTACCATTCAAGTAAACAAACTTGCCGTGTCCTAAAGCCGCTATTTTCTGTAGTACTTCAATCTTTGATTCAGCACCATAAATGATAGCGTGACAATCGATAATGTCTTGACCTTGTTGGTGTTGAGAACACCAGCCAGAGAATTGCCATATATCATAATATAAAGCGTCTTTTTGTTCTATTGTAAGTTTAGAGTTTATCTCACTTCCTAATCCGTATGTTGTATTCGTAAAATAATCGAAGAATACCCACGCTGGGTCAGTAGACCACTGATTAGGCTGATATGATGTGATAGCACTTCCATATCCAGATGAGCGCCAAGATAAAAATTCAGAATAAGTTCCTGGACCTGGTCTTTGTATCAGTCTACCTGCTACCATAAATCCTACTTCTGATAATGTAGTTTGACCGTCACCTTGTGGTGGACGATAGGCTACTTGAGCATAAGAAATTGCTGTGTCATTAAGTGTGTTTGAAAATGCTAATGCTGGTAAGAACTTCGCTTTCAAGTTACCTGCGTTTCTTACTGGTTGTGATTTTCTACTAGGAGTAACACCGCCACCAATTGTCGATATTGATGTTACCATTGTGCTTGAACCATCTGTTGGTGTTACACCATTCAGACTGCTACCTAGCCCATTTTCACCTGTAACTGTAACAACATCACCAGATGCTGTAGCAATAAACTCTGGGTCACTTGTAGCACCAGAGATAGCACCAGCAATTAATCCTGCCGCTGTTGCATTATCTGTTGTGCCAGTGATTTCAGCCATAATGGCTGTGCCGTTAACTGAACATAAGAATGTGCCAGTGTGGTTACTTAAAACTGTGATTTCAAATGTTGGCGATGAATGTGATGTAGTTGCTTGTGAACGAATAGTTCTGTTATCTAAACTTGAACCAACTGTTGTTGAAATACTTAATGTTAATGATACATCACCTAATGTTGCTGTAGTACTTGAGAATTCTACTCCACTATTCAAACAAGTTGTCAAGTCTGCTATTGTTCCAATCAGACTCAAACTCGAAGTATCTTGTCCGCTTCTTGCTACAGAAGATGGTAATGTTGTGACATCTAATGTTCCGTGTGAAACTGTTAATGTTAATGTGTTGTCTATAACTGTGTCTGTGTTTGTTACTTCTATCGTTGGTAGTGTAACTGTGGTCGCAACACCATTGCCAGGATAAGATGCGTCTTTACCAGTAACAAATGGTATTGCGTCTGCGGCTGGAACTGTAACATCACCTTGTGTTCCTGCATTTCCTGAATCACCACTAGCACCTGTATATCCGCCATCTCCTATTTCTCCAGGTTGACCCATTGTAGAATAATCCCATACCAATAACGGTGTTTCAGGAAGACCTATTTCTAATGCTGTTGGGTCTCTGTGTGGAGCATATGAGGCTAGAGTAATCGGACTAACACCACCTCGTTTGTTTGGTAAATCATAATCGTTAACACCATTGTCTCCTGGTGTATGATTGAATCCGTGGTCTGGTGCAAACTGATTGAATGGTGTAACTGTTGATGTGCCTGTGTCATATAATCCATTATAACCATCCATACCATCTAGTATCGAAATGCCTCTCAAGTACGTGTTTGTTGAAATAGTTTCACTACCTGCTTCGCCGTTGTCAATCCAAGCATAAACTTTTAGTTCGTTGGCAGCGTGTAGAATTTGGTCTGGATATGCTGTTATGTAATCAGACAATGTCCAATCATCAAATTTGTAGTAATTAACATCTGTTGAGTTACAACTACCAAAGCCAATTAAAGAACCTATTTGTTGTGCTGAAGTTTCTAAGCCCGTTTCTTCGTCAATTAAAGATGTAAATCCTTTACCAGCGTTCATACCATTTGTTGTAAAAGTAAATGTTCTTTCGTATGGACCATTCTTAAAGTAATTTCCATCTTCGTCTGTTTGACCTTCACCTATTCCTGCTGATGCAGATACTGAGGTTTCGTGTAGAACAAATTCTCTATTACCACATCCTGTACCTTCATTTAATTTTGTAGTCAATATAAGATGAATAACAACACTACCTGATTGTCTTGTCTTTGTTGTTGCTGTTTGACCATCTTCTGATAGTTCTACATCATCGTCTAAGCACTCTAAATTGCCAGTATCTAAACCTTCTAAATCTGGTCTATTAGAATCACATTTTGTAATTTTAGTGCCATCTAATGTCGTAGTAACTGTTTCAAGTTCTCTATAGATTCCATCAGGCCAATAAAATGTAACATCAATAGAATCAACTGTTTTGTCAACTCCTGGAAAAGTCTGTGTTGAATTAAAGATATAATCTGTGGCTTCTTCGTATTCTTTCATCGGAGCACCTACGCCCGCAACGACTGATGTGCCTGTGGCTGGTGGTGCTACAATAGTAGTTTCTACTCTTACATTTTCAGTGTCTACTTCAATATGAGTTGGTGGGGGATTCCATTGGGTATATCTCAAACCTTCGCCATCTGCTGGGCCTACTCCACCAGTTCCTCCAGTTCCGCCGGTTCCCCCAGTGCCTCCATCACCACCGTCACCACCAGCACCACCGTCATAAGTAGCACCCGCTTCGTTGAGTAGTTCATTGAAGGACTTTGCTTCCCATCGTCCCGCGGCTGCGTTCCAATAGAGAACATTGTTAACGCCCTTTGCGGCAGTAACATCGCCCAAGTCGTTTAATAATGTGTCGTTAGTTGTGTCACCTTCTGCTTCAATTTCCATTCCTAGGAAAGGATTTGTTAGTTCTAATGTTGCTGTTTTTTTGTTTAATGTGCCATCACCAAGTGTCATTTCGAATTTAACATCTTTATGATTAGCAACTCTAGTTGATGGGTCTATAACAAATGAATCATTGATAAGTACGTTTTTTAAATGACCAGTTGAATTAACACTGGCAGCCGTGCCTTCTCTGTCAGCAATATTATTAAAATTTTGTCTTAATGTTGCAACTCCTAGAATAGGTCCTTCAGAGATAGGCATCTTAACACTTTGAACAATAACTTCAGCATCAAGGTCACTTGGCTTTTGTCCTTGGTCGAATTGAGTATTTGACATTCCAACGTGTCCGTAGATAATTGGAATAATATTCTTAGGAGTTTGATAACCCATATCAATGCCATCAGCAATCTTTAATGCGTTTTCTTCCGATGTTTTTTTGGAGACAGTAGATAGCAAACTACTGATACCGAAAGCATCCGCAAATTGACCTATTTTAGATTTCTGAATTTGTTGTGCAAGTGTTGTCTTAATGAACCCTGCTAAATCCTTACCTTCCCAACTTTCATTAAACATATTTTATATTTCCAATTTTCTAGCACTTGGTCTATCTAGTCTTTCAGAACCAAGGCTTGGGGTTAAAGTAAATGAAATTGTTGATGGATTTAATTCATCAACTGACTTGACGTAGAATACTTGAGGAATAATTAATGTTGATACATTATAGAAAAAACGCTGTCTTCTTATACGAAGACCACGATAATCCATAAGACCAAATCCTGATGTTGCTGATGTCCAATCTGATATGTCCCATAAACTATCAGCGGCTACTTTCAGTTTAGGTTCAGCAATACTACCTGTTAAATCACAACTGATGCCTGATACTTCGAAGTCTAGTCTATGAAATGTATGTGAACTGCCATCAATCCAATTTGCTACAACTGGAACATATGAACCTGATGGTTGATTGTGTTCTGTTGAAACATAAACACTTGTTGAACCACCAATTGAAGTAAAGTCAAATTCTAAACATTGAATAGTGCCTTCAGTAACAAGTTTTTGTGATTGTATAGTAGGAGTTGTCATTCGCCAAACACCTCAATCATACTCGCGGTGACTGTTCTTAATTCGTTACTGGTCATATTGACTTCAAATGATTCTAAATAATATGTGCCTGCTAAGTCTAATAATTCATTAACAGCAATTGAAACAGCATCGGCATCATCGTGTCTTGCTTCATAAAAAGCAATTAAAGTTGCTGCCTCGCTTTGACTTAAATGTTCGTGGACTACGCTTAGTTTTCTTCTGCCGGCATATGGACCCCAAGAACTTCTTTGAATATATCCATCACCAAATTCAACTAATCTGTGTCTAGGTTCTGATGAGTAACTTGTTTGTAAACTTAATTTTGTTTGATACGGTAATGCTGATGCCATTAGATAAGTCCTCCATAGCCTTGATTCTGTCGTAATAATTTAGTAGCAACTTGCATTGATATACCTTCAATGTACTGCTTCATTGCTTTACCTTGTAACTGACCACTACCATCTACATCAACATTACTGATGTGAAAATTGATATTGGCATTTGCTGTAGAGGCACCCATTCTACTCATAGATGTAGTTGCACTTGAACCACCAACTTGTGATAGTGCTGATTTGAATGGTGTTATCTTTGCTGGTCCACTAATAAGTTCTGGTCCTTCTTCACCAACAATACCAAGTTTACCAGATGGTAGAACACCACCGTCAGCAAATCCAGGTATCTTAGATGAAATCCAATCACCAGCGGCTGAGAAGCCACCTGTAACTTTACCTTTAACACCAGCACCGAAATCTTTAATCTTTGTTAAGCCTTCTGAAATCCAGTCAATCATTCCCTTAATCTTATCAACAACTACTGCAATTGTTTCAATTATCTTTTCCATTGCTGGAACAACAATCTCTGTCATTACATTGCCTAAACCTTCAAAGACTGTAGAAGCCGCTGGACCAATCGTGTCTACTATTGGACCTAATGCTTCTGCTACCTTGACGATAATATCGAATGCTGTTGATAATGCTGGTGATAGAATGTTTGTCCAAATAGAACCAATCAATTCAAAGATTGGGGCTGCCTTGTCCATATTGTCCATTAACAGAATGATACCATCCATAACAAGTGTAACTGCTTGACCGAGTTTCTCACCTAACATAATTGCTAAGTCTTCATTCTCAACTAAGAATTCACTCATAGATGTAGCGGCTTTATTGATAGCGTCTGATAGTCCACCTTCACCAACTGCGATTAAGGCATTATTACCTGCGATGCCTAAGTTAGATAATGATACTGATAAGTTCTTAGATGCCTTGTCCATACCACCACCAAAGTCTTCATCAAGACCTTCAAGTAGAGCATCTTTCAATGTAGCCGCACCTTCGGCTGTTTTACCAAACTCTGATATCTCTAAACGTGAAAGTCCAAGTTTCTCTTGGAAAATATCGAATACAGGAATACCTCTGTCTGCTAGTCTGTTTAAGTCTTCAAGTCCTAAACCACCTGCTGTTGTTCTACTGAACAAGTCTGTGATGGCTGCCAATGAACCCATACGGTCAGTTGTCACAGATGCCATATCACCAAAAGAAGTCAATAATTTTTCTGTTGGTTCAATACCAGATGCTTTTAGTTTAATGAATGTTTCTGTTAGCGTTTCAATGTCGAATGGTGTTCTTGTCGCAAAGTCGTTAATAAACTTAAACGCTTTATCACCTTCTTCTGCTGAACCCGTAACTGTTGATAGAGTTGTCTTTAAGTCTTCTGCACGAGAACTTGCTTCAACAACATTCTTAGTAAAGACTCCTAAACCACCAACAGTAATTGCACCTGCTAGTAGTCCTTTCATCTTACTGAATGAGCCAGATGTTTTCGTTATACTCTTTTCTACTTTGTCGAATTGCTTGTCTAGTTTTCCGACCTTCTTGTTAAGAGGACCGAGAGATGATTTCATTCCATCTAAGACTTTAGATGCTTTGTCGAGGGCTTTAATCTCAATTTCAATTTTAGCGTTTGCCATTCATTCTGCTCCTCTTATCTTTTAACTTTAGATATTCACCCCAACCAACAAACTCGGATGCTGACATTTCCATAATCTCATCTACGGTCTTATGTAAATGTTCTGCTAACTGATACAAGAAGTATACGTCAGCATCCTTGCTTAGTTTCCCGCTATTTGTTCCGCTTCTGGTTCAGAATTAAGAATATGCGTAGCAACTCTCGTTACAACATCGGGGTCAACATTATTCATCAAGTCAAATTTGTCACCCATAGTAAACATCTTTGACTTGTCTTCATTTAACGCTCTAGTGATTAACACGATTACTAATGCTTCAGCAATTTTGTTATCTCTATAAAGCGCCACAACTTCTTCCGTTTGCTTTAAGTTAGCAGATGACTTGAAATAGATTTTAGAGTTATCCCATTCAGGCACTTCTATCCATTCTAGTTTATCTGTTAACTTTGTCTTAAAATGCACTTTCGCATTGTTAATTACACTCATTGTAGGCTCCTGTGTGTTATTATGTTATTGCTAGTTCACCTGAACCAGTTAAATCTAGTGACATTGTAACTAGGTCTGCAACTGATACATCTACTGCTGCCGATGTAATAACTGCTGAACCGGCATATGTGTTTGATCCGTCATTTAAAGAAACTGCCACTGTTGCACCACTGATATATGAATCCGTATCACCAACCTCGTTGTGTAGATAATCATTAGTATCAGAGTAATAGATTTCTACTGTTCCTGTCCACGATTGTAGAGAACCTTCGAATGTTTTCCATCCTGCTGTTCCCATTGAAGTTGTTTCTAAAGTGTCTGTTTCGATTGAAACATTCCACGATTGAACAACGCCTGTGACACTTGCGTTTGCTAAACTTACAGTGCCATCTTTACCTTTTAATATTGCCATAATATGTCTCCATTGTTATATTATTATTTGTCTAAATCACCTTTAGGGTGAATATACTCAATTCGCACTACCATTTGAATAGCACCTAACGGAAATATAACACCCTCATCGGTGTTAATCTCAGTCACCATCGTATCAATTGCATACCCACCGCGAGTAACATCTTCATACAATTTCTGTTCTAACTCGTCACACAATTTGTTTCTTGCTGTGTCAAGGTATTTACCTTTTACGAAACCAGTTAGAATATATTCTATTGTTCCCTGTCTTTCATAACCCATAGCGATATCATTCTTTAATTCGCTACCTGTGGTTATCAGTACTGCGGGAAACTGTGCATCACTTAGTTCGTCAATTTCGAACATATCCCGTGATACAAATTTTGTTAACTTTACTGCCTTGATTACTTTCTCAACATCTTTGGCAATTTGTTCTCTGTAACTTGTTTTTATGTTGCTCATATGTTTCTCTCAAAAGTTTTCTCAAAAGCATCTTTAATGAACTTTTCTTCTTGTGGTCTAACACCGAAGAATGGTCTTGTTTTTTGGTTCATCTTTGCTTTCTTTTGTTCTTCTTTTCTCTTAAAGCCAACTATGACTTTATTCGTTGAAACTCTCTCAACATCCATACTAGATAACATTCTACCAGAGAAATTTAAATCTGGTTTAGTGCTTCTACCTTTCGCACTTCTAAAGTCTCTATAACTGTTGTTATATTTCTTAAAAGCACCATTCAATCCAACGCCTCTTGCTGTTCGATTGATTATCAATTCTTTGGTCTTTTCCCCTGCTCTATTTAGAGACTTAGGAATTGCCCTCTTTATATTGTTGCTAAGCCTGTCTAATTGGGCTTTTGCTTTTCTCGTATCAATGGTTACTTTTGCCACTATCTTGTAAGCCTTCTTGTATGTGTGACACGCTTTTCAGCATCTTGTATAACATTATCTGCGTTGGCATCATATTCGATTCCATCACGTAAGATTGAAGTAAATTCTTCTTCATACTTCTTTTTATAATGAGCCATCATTACTTGAAACTTGTCTTCATCACCTTCAGCGTTCCATTTGGTTAACTGTGGTAAAGCATATTCTGAAAGAACACGATATACAGCACAACGGGTGAATTGTGATTCTGTTAGTTTAGTGGCATCCATTTCGTTACCCGTATTAGGGGAATCTGCAAGACCTGTGTATGGTGCTTTTGGCCACCATTCATCTCTTACTTTGCGAAGAATGTCCGCTTCTGCTTTTGCGTGTTCGCCTGTGAATTCATCAATTCCGTATTGTAGAATCTCTGGTTGATATACCATTAAATCACTATCTGTTGACATTGCCATATGTGTTCTCCTAATTTAAGTTAAATGTAGAGGGAGAATTAACTCCCTCTACTGCTAATCTAAAATTAGATTATGCCGCGTCTACCATCTTAACACCACGAGTAGTGTCAACAACGCCTACACCTGCGTGGATGCTGGCTACAACGTCAAAGCCTACTGCTTCTGCACGTCTGCCAATCTCAACGTCTAGGTTACGACCCATTGCGATACGGGCTGCATCTGCGCCGAACATATAACCCATCTTAGTTACACCTTCTACGTGTGCTGACATAAACATATTAACACCTGCGATTTTTCCTAGGAAACCGTTGCGTAATGCTTCAGTTTGGAAATCACCACCTGCGTATGCCGCTGTGCCAATTACTTTCATTAGTTCAACTGCCGCTGTTGGTGAAACAACTGCGTATAGTTGACCCATCTCACCGTTTCCACGGATTTGACCAACAACTTCTAAGATATCATTAACGTCCATTGAACCAATGTCTGTTGGAGCATCTTTTGCCTCTAATGAATCTAATGCGGCAATACAAGCAACGTCAAACTGTTTTGCAACTGCTTGACCTAAGGAACGACCAATCTCGTCTGGTGAAATTCCACCAAGGTCACGAACTACTGAACGTGCCGCGATTAGGTCTACTGTGATATCTGTTTTAGTATCAGTTATGTTTTGTGCCGCAACGTCTGTTGTGATAGTGTTACCCGCTAATGAGTGTGCTGTCACGTCAGCGATTTTTGGGACACGAAGTGTCATTCCAGGTGTTGCCACTGCTGGAATTAAAGCACCTGATAAGAACAAAGATTGTTCTTGTGCTTGATAGATAGTCGCCGCTTTCAACGGGACCAATAGGTTACTTAAAGTTTCACCTGATGAATATGAATCCGCCATAATATTTCTCCTAATATGGTTAAGTTAAGTTAAATTTTACCCTCAGCCTTCAATTTTTTATATTGTTCTCTGTGGGCTGGCCTAGTCATATCTAATTCAGATATGTCTAAACGCTCTGTTTTAATAGTTCCGCCAACGCTACTTGTTGAACCTGTGCCTGATTGGCTAGGTGCCGCAAAGTGTGGGTTAGTAGTAAGAAATTCAGAAACTAAGTCTTTAACTTGCATTTGAGAACCGTTATCTAAATAAACAGGTGTGCCATTTGTATCGACAACCTCTGCTTCTCCTTGTTCGTTCAAACGAACTCGATTCTTTAACAAGTCAGCGACTTGATTGGGAGCAACTGATTTTAATGATGCCGCTGAATTCAATAATGCACCATCTACTTTCTCTCGTTTTAGTGTATTTTCTAAATCACCAATACGACTTTGAAACTTCTCTGCTTGTTCTTTAATTATCTTATCGAACTCGCCTCTCTGTTTCTGTTGTTCCACTTTACGCTCTTCCTCTTGATTCTGCCAACTTTTGTATTGGTCAACATCGATACCATCAAACTTTTTACGTTCTCGGCTGATTCTGTCCGCTACAATACGATTAACTTCTTCTTGTGAAAAGCCCTTACTTTCTTTACTATCCAGAGCATTAGATTGTGAAGCCTCTGTTGCTTCAATTTCCTGATTATCTTCAGTATTCATTTTAATTTCCTCATAGAGTGATACCTTGCTAGGCAAGTTTAATTGTTTACGTAAACAATTCGTTTACAATATGTATTTATGCTCCCAGGAATATCATAATATATAATGATTAAATTTAATCGTTTTATTTTTCTTTTGTATGATTTTAACGAAAAACCCTATTGACTTCTATTCGAATCAGTACTAAACAGGTATTGTGTTAAACAAAAAGGAGATACACAATGATTAAAGTAGATGAAAAAACAATTATAAATGTAACAAATTGGTGCCAACAACAGGCGTGGAATATTACTGAATGTTTACCAGAGGTATTAAGTAATCCTGTAACAACTCAAATAATCAATAACTGGCACAGTATTTTCTAAAAAACCCCAAAAACTTGACAGATATCGGTTCTGTGCTATAATATATGTATATTCAATAAAAAAGGAGTTAAAAATGGCAGACACTAAAACAATAACAAAAGTAGAATACATCGTGCAGTTAGAAAATGGCAACACATATGTCAGAGATATGAGTTCTTGGTCATATGGTAAACTATTGACTGACGATATGCAAAAGCCTACTAATGACGAAACTGGTTATTGGTCAGTTAGTAAATTAAGTATCGAAGATGTTGAACTTGACCACTATTACAAATACATCAATGCTTCTAACTTAAAAGATTTAACTGACGATGAACGTGATGCAGTAGAAGAATCACGTAGAAAAAAACACGGTGACGTTATCGGTATTAGGTCAGTTGAGACACAAACTATAATCATAGAGGAGACAGCGTAATGGATTATTTTGAATTAATGTTTGGATTGTTATTCTTTATATCAACAGTAGTAGCGTTTGGTCTTTACGACAAATAATTTCACTTAGGGGGTTGACATTCAACTCCCTTTGTGTTACTATTATAAGGTAATGTTTTATTAATGAATTGCTTCTAATCGGCTTATTAGGACAACATTACACAGTGATAGACTTGTTTTAATTTTAATTTAAGTTGATATTGTATACACTCAAGTCTGTCACTAACTACTTTTATACTCCAAAAAACTAGTCAATTTTTATTCTTTTTTTAGTTGACGAGTTTATAAAGCACCTGATTGAGCCCAGGTGCTTTTTTTTCGTCTATTGATTATGTATGTGAAGTGATAAAGTCACTGGAATCGAAGGATTCTCGCTCTGGTGAGACTATTTTGTCTTTGGTCTGCCTGCTCTTTTTCTGATAGTAGGGTTCGTTATTTCGTCTTGGAGAGTTCTAAGACCCAACCCTTTTCTAGTTTTCTCGTTAATTCTTAACTGTTTCACAACTTCAATTAAGCCCTTTTCTTCGGCTTCTTCAATTGTGATATGAGATTTTATATATGAATCAGCCATCAATCTTTATGTGGTGTAAAGGGTTTATTTGGGCTGAATGGACTACAAGGGGGCAAGGGTGCTGGTCTAGGTGTTGGTTTCATTTTTTCTTTTCTCGTAGTGTTTGATAATTTCTTCTACTTTTTTTCTGCGTTCTCTCGTAACAATTTCTGTTATTTCTTTTTCTGTTGCTGGTCTAGGAACTGGTGCGGGCTCGAAGTAATTATCTTCAAGTATGATATGAATTACTCGGTCATTGCCTGACCTTTTTATTTTATATGAAAGCATACTAATATTTAGTATTCTTCTTCTTTGTCTTTTTAGTTTTCTTTGGTTTTTTCTTATAAGCCATAATAACCTCTCTAATCTACTGGAACCCAGAAGTGTCTACAATTGTGTCCGCCTCTTACAACGAATGGGTCACCACTTCTCTTACCTTTCCAAGATTGTCTTGCCCATAAACTTTGTGCTTCTGCTTTTGTGAATGTTCTGCCTACATTACGAATACAGAAATCTCTACTTTCTGATACTATTGAGCCTGTATATTTGAATTTAGTTAAGCCGGCTTGGTCTGCACGGTGTTTAATAAATGTAGCATCAAAGTCCATTACTTTATCGTGCATTCCTGCTTTTACTGTGTTTTGTAAAGAACTGCCTACATTAACACCAGCAAACTTCTTTTTAAGAGCCGTATATGCTTTTGCGATATCGTCTTCTTTTCTGTTTGTGGCTTTACGAAGTCGAATTAACTTCTTTTGGAGTAATGTTGTTTGTAAATCATTAGTTTGAATGAATAGTCCTGATATAGCGTGTCTACTGTTTTGTGCGATTGCTTGAACGGTCATACCAGCGATAGCACCAATAACTATTTCACTGTTGACATTCTCACGCCCTGTTTTAACGCTTTCATCGATTGATTGATAGGCTTGTGCTTTTAATTCACTTGCAACACGATTATCTAGTGGCGTTATTTCATCACCTACCATCTTTGTTGTGTCTACTGCTATCTTGTCGAATTCTTTAATATATTCCCGTACTCGAAGTGATATGAGTTCTTCAAAATCATCATTGATTGCAACTCTTAATCCTAGGAGTTCGTCTTTTGTTTTTGTTTCTAGTATTCGTTGAGCAATTCGATTTTCTAAGACTTTGCTGGCTGAATCCATATAATCATCGAACCCATCCAGAACCTCATCTATAATCTCACTATGCTTCTGAATCTGTTCCGCTGTCGCCATCTAAAATTACTCCAAACTCTGGTGCTTGTGAACCGTCTTCGATTTGCTTAATAATAATATCAATCGCTGTGTCATCTTCAACAACAGTTCTTGCAAGTTGTTTTGCAATCTCTGTCTTATATGCCGCTGATGATACTGGAGCAACAGAAGCCTTAAGTAAGAAATCTAATTCTGTATAAGCATCTCTCATATCAAAATCATCTGCATAATCAATAGAACCGTCAAATTCAATACCATAGAAACTAGAAAATAACTTCCAAATATGTTCTTCTGCGTTCTCTAAGTTGTCAGCCATTTGAGCAAGTTTTACATTCAGTAATTCTCTTTCAATCTTTAGACTAACACCCGAGGCTGTTCCTGTAGTTGTAGAACGCAATGACGATAAGTGTGCCATTCTGTCAATCATTGAAACTTTCATTTCTATAGCACTAAGAATAGAACTAATAGATGATGATGCTGGTTGCAATAGATAAGGTTTTAATGCTGGATCCATATCATTGTCTTCTATAACAACAACACTACCAGCACCCGCTGAAGCATCAACACCTTCTGTCATCACAAGTGTTGGGTGATTTGATATACGGATTACCTGCTCTAATTCCGATAATTCGTTGTAGATAGACTTCTGAACATCTGAAACATCTGCTATTTGAGAGATACCAATTCCTCTTTCGTGTGAGCGTTGTGCATACAAGAAAGTTGCTGGAATCATTTCCATTGCGTTGGCATATTGTTCAATCATAATATAAGTTTCTTCATCGTCTTTGTCTACTTCATAAACAGTAACAACATCTTTATTCCAAACACGATAGACGCATTTTTCATCATCTTCGTATTCTTTAATCTTAAGCATTGTTATTTCATAACGACCATTGCGTTGTCTTTCCCATTCCCAATCTATAATATTTTCTGGTGTGACAATAGACAAATAAGGTCTAATACCTTCTGCTAATTCTTCTGCTAATGTGTTGGCTTCACTCACTGGTTTATCTAAAATCAACAGCACGTGACCGTAGATAGTTGCAAGTGTGGTCGCATCACGCATAACAGAATCAAAACTTCTGCCTTCCAAATCTGCATCGTTAAGAAATTCTTTTAATGCTTGATTTTCACTAAGTGAGCCAAACGTTCTATTTGGTGTTTCACGCCAAATAAAACTTGAATAAGTGTCAACTACATTTCTACAATGATTGTCTAATGGAGTTGTCATCAAACGTTTTTCATATTCGTTCTGTCCTCCGTGTTCCTCTTGTAGATATTTGCGTAGATATTGACCGCTTTGGTAATCTTTACCGCCGTAATAACTGTTGTAATAATACTGCCAACGGTATACATTTGCTTTGTATAATTTATGTTTATTTGTTATTTCATCATAATTCATAGTGCTGTTCCTTACATATGTGTGAAACGAGATGGTCTCGCTGTTTCTCTTACTTCCTTTTTAATAGGAGAAAGATGCGATACCAAGTATCCTAAGGCATCGTTTTGGTGGTCAAATCCACCGTCTTTATCTGGAATTGCTGTTCCAGATTTATAAATTTGTCGCTCTAAACATCTCATTGAGTTAGTGCATTTAGGGTCAATACTAAATCGTATTGTTCCGTCTGCTGACTCCATAAGACTATTTACTGCATTTATACGGTCTCTGACCGCATCGTGTTTTCTTTTTACTTCTACATTAAAATATTTCTGTAGAATCGTAACATCTGTTCTGCCGTTTGCTGATGTTTTGCGTTGTCTACCAGCAGGGTCAGGATATATTGTTACCATTGCCTGATTATAACGATTCATAATCTCTTGGCATAATTCTTCTGTATTCGAACCATACATTGATATTTCATCAAATTGATGTAGTACTCCATCGATGATTTGACAGATTGATGCACTCATCGGGTCGATGTTAAAGTCCATACCAATATATATTCTGCCGTTCTCATCAAATTCTTTTTTCTTCATATGTTTCTCTCTGTCGAAGTTATAATAGATAACTCCAGAGAAGTTTTGAAATGCCGCTAGATATTCTTGCTGGAATTGTCTAGCATCCATATCTTCTTTGGCTCTTTCAACTTCTTCTTCACTTACTTGTCCACCGTCTAATGTCGTAAACTGAAATGATTCCCAATCTTTATCATCTCTTTGTCCGTAATCGTATAAGTCTTTGAAATGATTAAATCCACGAGGTGTGCCACAAAACAACGCTGAACCCGGTGGGTTCTGTGCTGACAATGTTGGTCTTAATACTACTTCCCACGCTTCTCGTCTCATATCTGCATATTCATCCAATACTAAAAAATCTACACCAGAACCACGCAATGTATCAAATCTATCTGAACCTTTCAGACTGATTTTACTGTTATTAACCAAACGAATTGATAACTCATTTTGATTAATCTTTTTTGCCCATCCTAGTTCTTTCATTCTACCACAAAGTTCTTCCCATACAATGTTCTTCGCTTGTGCGTATGTGGGTGCGATATACCAAATATTCTTATTTGGAAATCTAGCAAATCTTGCCATCTCTCTGATAGCAAAAAATGTTTTACCACAACGTCTGCCTGCTACAAAAACTCTAAATCTAGCATCAGACTTCGCTATTTCTTTCTGCGCCTTATTCAGAGCCATCTAGGTCATCTGTCCAAGGCAAAATCTTGTTCGTGTCATCATCCATAGGACTTTCACTTTGTCCTAACCATTGCTTTCCTAGCCATATCAACATTGTTGGTTGACCTGATAAAGCAACTTCCATTTGCTTTCTTCTTAATGACATCTTACCGTTTGCTTTTCCTCTAGCAATAATATCAGAAAATCTGTTTCTAATTGTATCAGGATGACAGCCTACTATATCTGCTATCTCTTTTACTGAACAATGAATAGTTGCTAATTTTTCAACTAACTCCTTATCAATTTTCTTCTTCGGTCGTCCGTTCTTTTTCTGTTCTTCACTCATCGAGTTTCTCCCATTTATCCCCTCTGGTAGAGGTAAATTTACATAAAGTAATTGGCTACTGCCGATCCAACCACCAAGAGCATAATAGCCCAAAGACGGCCGTCAATCTTTTCAACTTTTTTATCAATCTTTCTTAATTCACTGTCTATGAATTTCTGGTTTGTTTTAATTTCAGTCAAATCATTTTTCATATCCATTATGTCCAGTGTATTTTGTTTAACATCAATCTCTGTTTGATTTGCTTCAATCATCACAACTTTGTTTTTTGGTCTAATCTTATCCATGGAAGTTAACCCACGCTGTGCCATTGTAGCCTCTAAACTTGCCCGTAGTTGTATTAAAGTAGAAATCTCCGGCTTCAGCACTTGATGGGTCTGCTGTTAATGTGTGCATCTTAGTAACTTGATTTAATGAAACTCTGTCTTCTTCAAGTGTCATCATATCTGATGTTGTGCTTGTTCCTTCGTTTCTAAGTTTTATTTTACCACTTGGTGTTCCTTGTGACCCACTGCCATTATATGTTAGATAGATACCACTTAAATCAGTTGCGCCAGAGCCTCCTGGTTTATTAACAACTCTTAACTCTGTTGATACTTCAGTAAAATTTATATTCGTTGTAACTGTGTTTGTTGTTAAATCACTAGTAGGGTTACCGTTGGCATCTGGTCCGCTATTACCTGTTACTGATAAAGTATATTCACCATCCCAACTATCTACTGTTGAACTGCCTGCTGAACCGGACTCACTTGTGTTTACTAACTTGACCAAGTTAGCACCCATATTTAATAACTTGCCAGTCTCATCTTGTGCGGCGAACCTAACTTGAACACCGTGTCCTGCTAATCCACCAGAGATATCATAATCCATCTGGTTAATAAAATACTGTGCTTCTGGTTGTGCTTGGTTAATATTTGATGTTTGTTGTATGCCAACGAAAGGATAACCTGTATTCGGAGTTGATGCTGAACGAATACCATCACCTTGTGTTAACATATTAAATCCGCCCCATTGTGATACACCAGGAATAGTTAAACCTTGTGTATTTGCGGCGATACCTTTTGTGTCTGTGTTTGTTGCTGTTAAATCACCATTTAAGTTACCAGTTACATTACCAGTTAAGTTACCAGTTACATTACCAGTTAAGTTACCTGTTACATCACCAGTTACATCACCAGTTAAGTCACCTTCAAATGTTACATTAAATGTTGGACCACCAGTTACATATGGTCCGATGTGCATATCTTGTCCCCAAGGTTTAAGCGTTGAATCAGCCCCAGAGTTTGACTGAAAGAATGCACCTGAACTACCGTCACCAAGCCAGAATGATGGTGCGACTGAATATACATAACCTGCGGCACCCGATGCTTTTAATGTTAATACTCTGCCTGCATCTGCTTCTAGTTGGTTAAAGTTTTCACCATAACCAGTTGTTCCGTTAGTAAATGTGAGTTCGTCAATTGTTACTGTGCCACTTAAATCGAGTGTTGTTTCGCCCTCAATGGCAGAAATTGCGTTTGCATTTGTATAATGTGATAAGTCTGAAATCTGTGATTCTGTTATCGATAATGCCGCTTGATGACCAGTTACATCTGATTCTGTTACTGTATATCCTGTAATATATCCTGGCGTTGCGTGATTACCCCAACCGTATGCTGTGTCCCATTGTGAAATCTTTGTGTTATCTTGTGTCCATTTTGTGCCAATACTTGTTGCTGTTGTTGTAGCAAAGTTGGCATCATCACCTAATGCGGATGCTAATTCATTTAATGTGTCTAAGGCTGCCGGTGCAGAATCAACTAAAGCCGCTGTGGCTGTCGAAATAGCACTATCTGTTTCTGCTGAAGTATAATGTCCTGCGATATCTACTGAACCAGTTGCTGATATTGTTAGATTACCAGCAGTTGTTGTAATACTCGACTCATCAATCTTAACTGCACCAGCAATTGGACCAACGTATACATCTGCGG